CAATATCAGAACCACCTGGTGCGTATATTGGAGTTCTATTATCATAAAGATTATAATCGACAGCGTTAGCAGATACTGTTATTGAATATGGTATTCTATTCTGTGTACCCAAGAAATTATCGTATGATATCTGAGATGCAGGAACTCCAGGTGCAGGCGGTGATATATTATTTGGTATTGTTTGTGTAGCAGGAGTATTTCTAACAATAACAGGTGGAATATTGTTTGTTCCACCAATTGGATTAGCACTAACAGGAGAATTAGAAGGACTTCTGTAATATTCACTTAACGAAATAGGACCACTACCACCATATTCATTCTGAATAGTGTTAGCGTTGATCGTAGTTTCTGCTGGACCTGGAATAGGCATTGTTAATTACTCCGTTGTTTTACCAGTATTTATCTATCAATAAGCTGGGGAGAAACCTGTTGGTACTGGATAGACTGATGTATTAGCACCACGAGCTGTATTTACTGTTATTCTGAAATCACTAAGATAACCATTAGATAGTTGAAATCCATCAGCTGCAGCACCTACAAGTATTCTATTTTGTCCGGTACCTGCCCAAACATACGATGAACCAACACTTACTCCATTCAGGTATAAATACAAACTACCACTTATTCTTGCTAGTGCAATATGGTTCCATGTATTAAGAGATACCTGGCCAGTAACCAGTCTATCAGAGAGAGCAATATAAACACCAATTGTACCATCTCCCTTATTGTAGATATGGATAACATCCTCTGATACACCTGTGTTTATTCGCTGATCATATATTCCTGACTGACCATTGCTGGTTTTATACAGCCAGAATTCTATGGCAAAGTTACCTCCCCCTGTTACAGCAGGGAAGCCCATACCCAAGGAAGTATTTGCTACAGGAGTTAAATTCATTGCACCTCCAAAACGAATAACACTACCTCCAAATTTACTTACTCCACCATCTTTAAAAGCAGTTCCTGCAGCAGTCTCAATACTAAAGTTACCGGTACTATCAATTACTCCTGCATTATTAAAATTAAGTAGCATCTTGGTGTTGGCTGTATTAGATAATAATGTAGTAGGAACAGGACAACTGTTTGATGTGTAATTGTGACTTCCGACTTGAAGTCTCATGTTCGATATATGACCAATCCACGGATTTGATGTCTCACCGCCATCAATACCAATCCTCCAGTTTTCTGAATTTACTATTGGTGTAGCATTACTAGTTGCTCCAGTCACAATAACACCGTCAAGAGAAAGATATATTACTCCACCAACACGATATGCTGCAACATGTTGCCACCGGTGAGTTACAAGAGGAGTTGTATGAGCTAATGGACCTGCTATATTCCACGTGGTACCGTTACCACTCATATAAAGCTGGAGTGTAGAGGTACTTCTCCATAATAAAATTGGACCATAGGCAGCTGTACCAGAACGGGTCGAAACTATGACACCAGTACTAGCCACAGATGTTGGATACACCCAGCACTCCAAACAAAAATCACCTGATCCTATATTTCTATTAATATTGTAGGGTAAGGCTAAGTGGTCAGTCGTTCCGTCAAAAAACGCACTAGCACCATCAATTGTTCGATCGTAAGGTCTTGATAAAACAGGACTATATGTTAAAAGGTAAATACCTGTACCACTACTATTAGCAACTAGAGTTTTAGCTGTTGTAGTCGTATTAAAATCAGCAAGTCTACCTGTAGCCGGAAATAGAAATGTCTGACCAGTTGCATTTCTTGTTATTGGAGTTTTTGATGGAGTAAAATTTGAGGTATATTTGGCAACACCGTCAAGAATACTTATACTAGAAACATATCCTTGATAGGAAGCAAGCCCACTTCGATACTGGCCTATTGTGGTATTTGATGTTGATAGTATTCTGGTTGTGACTGTGTTGGTGCCGGTTCTTGTTTGAGCAGTACCATTTACATATAAATTTATATTACCTGCATCCGCTACTACTGCAATGTGACTCCATGTATTACTAGTCAAAGCTGCAGCTGGGCTAGCCACCGTCTTATAGGCACCATCATACCATGTGAATCTTAAAGCATTACCGTTAGTTAGTCCTATTCCCCAATTGAATAGATTACTTGAAGAATTAAAGTCACCCACTAGTGCAGGTGCATTACCACTACTAGGATCAGTAGTTTGAGTTCCCTGAGGATGAACCCATGCCTCTACCGTGAAGGTAGTTGATGTGTTTGATAATGAAGGACCAGCAAAGGAAACCCATGCAGAATTTCTTACTTGAAAACTCCAATTCTCTCTATACGGAGAGAACGTTGTTACGGCAGTGTTACCACCTTTTGTTATCGTGGTGTTTAAACTTGACGAGTCTAGAAATACGTTATTGTTAGATGTAGGAACTGCCAATCCACTTGAAATGTTGATAAGTGTTTGTCCGTAAAAAGTGTCTCTTGGATCAGCTGGACGTGTTCCAAAACCACCCATCCTAGCTGCAGTACCACCACCAAGCATAGCTAACAACGGCATATTATATCCTTAAGCAAATCGTGATTGAGTAGCTAGTACAGTGTAAGCTGCATTACCTGTTTTGAGAATAGAATAACTATAAGCATCAATACCGTTAGCATTACCAGATGTAGGTGCAATAGCGCCCTGCCACTTTGGAGTAACACTAGAACCATCAATAGTAAGTGATGTTGGATAGTATGATGAAGCACCCTGCGTAACAAGAAATATGATTGAGGCTGCTTGATCAACTGCAAGAAGAGAGTTGAGGGTATTAGTCGCATCACCTCTAATATTTACAGCCCAGTTTGAGCTTGCATTGGCAGTGTAGTATAGTATTGACTGGGTAATTAAATCATAATTAATTGTACCGGTAGCAGCAGTTGCAGAAGAAGTTATGTTTTCATAAATTGCTGGTTGTCCCGTAATACCAGTTGTTCCATTAAGTGAAATTGTCATTTTTTTAGTCCTTAGGCCCAGGTACCAACGTTTGTATTAGCACCACTGGTACTGATAGGATATATGTGAAAGTATGAGCCAGTAGTTGTTGAGTAAGAACCAGCTGGTGCTGCAGAGGTTGTATACTGAGGAATAAACGTACCACCAACATTAATTGATACGGTGCCTTTTACAAACACAGTATGATACTGAGTAGCTGATGCACTAGTTGCATATATTGAAACAGCTGTAGTATTTATAAAACCAGCTCTAGCCTCGCTACCAGCTGTGAGTAAGGGTGTTGAAAAGTTTGTTGTTGCAAACTGAGCATCTACAAACCCGCCAATATTATTAATAGTTGCAGTGCCACCAAATGAATAAGATACTGTATGAGTTGTTGTTCCAACAGTCTTACCAAGTAGGTACATTCCTTCGAATGCATAGACTGTTGAACTAGATAGTGTAACACCAACACCAAACACACTCTGAGCTGCGGTAGTGTTAGCTCCTACATAATCAGCATTCAATCTAAAGAACTGACTGCTTGGTATAACACCACGCTGAGTACCTTGTGGAGTTGCGTATAATACCTTACCATCATACTCCATTGATCCTGCATTAGCAGTTGCCAGGTTTGTTCCAGATCTGAATAAAAGGGGTTGATTTATAGTGTTACCAATTGGAAGTATGATTGCTCCTGTAAATGTTGTATCAAGTAAAGTGTCAACCACCATTACATTTGATCCATTGATTTGGAACGATGTTGAACCGTCGTTATTTGTTTGAATGCCTGTTGTCATTTATTATCCTATACCCAGTTACCAACAGAAATATCCGCTGCAGCGTATGGTCCAATTGGATAGAATTGCATATATGATCCACCAAGTGTAATGTAGGTACCACCAGGAGCTGCAGAGAGCTGATATTGTGGAATAAATGTTCCTCCTGCGTTAATTGCCACAGTTCCCTTAATTAGAATATTCATGTAGATTGTATTTGTAATACCTGTAAATAAAGCTTGCGCTCCTGCTGTTGTTACAGTAAAGTCAGCTATATTACCAACTGCAGCAGGAGTTGTGTTGCTATTTGTTGGACTAGAAGTGGTTTTTACATTATACATAATATTATGTACCGATGCAGTTCCACCAAATAAAAGTGAGAAGCTATGAGAACTGGTACCAGCAGTTCTTGCTATACCATATACCATCTCAAAAGCATAAACCGTATTACTTGATACCGTCAATCCCTTACTTGACTTGATCTCTCTAGACGCAACAGTCTGAGATATACTTACAGTATATGTACCAGATCCACCAGTACCTGTTCCTAATGCTGTAATAATTGTATTTGCTGTGATACCAGTACCATACACCTGCTGACCAACAGCAAAGCCGTTAGCAACAGTACCACCAACTGTTAGCGTTGTACCGGCAATATTAGATGTTGTTCCTGATCCACCAGTAATAAACCCAATACCCATTGCTGCAACGTTAGCGCCAGAGCTATTAGCATTGAGTCTATAATATTCCATTGTAGGTAGAACTCCACGCTCGTTCAATAGCGGAGTTCCATAAAAAGCTGTGCCATCATACTCTAACGCACCATTAGCTACGGTTGAAAAAGAAGTACAAGCAAGTATAGCTTTTTGAGATGATGATAGTGTGAGTGCTGTGGTACCTGCCCCACCACCTGTTTTCAATTCCAATATACCAGAACCATCTCCAACCATACCAAAATTATTTGTATCATTACCTGCTGTAATTACTGTTGACATTTTTCGCCCTTAAATATTATAGTATAACCAAACGTGAATTATTTGCAACACTAACACCTACTCCGTTAGCAAAACTTACTGGACCAATTATCATTGCGTTATTTCCAGTAGTTACATTTACATTACTTGTTATGGTAGTGGATGAGAAGTATACGGGTCCACTACCTGAACCTCCCGATGCAGTACTCCAATAAGGAGCACCTGTAGCACCATTGGAAGCAAGTACTTGACCAGCTGTTCCAGTAGTCCCGTTTGCTGAAAGAGGCACATTATTTAATGTTACCTGAGTGCTATTAGCAATAAAAGATGTACCGGATGAAATAGTTGCAGAGTTTACACTTGTAGTAGCGTTTACAACAGCTGCTAGGAAGCCATTTGCTTGTAAGTTTGCAATCCTGAATGTTGCGTTTGATGTGTCAATGAAAGCAGATTCATCTGGTTCAGGATCGTAATTATCGAATACTTTATATACACCATCAGTTGCATCTCTGAAGAAACCAGTGTGGTGATATGTACCATCATTATAACCAGCCGCAAAACCAATATCTGGATTTGCATCTGTTGTACCCCTTGCAGTACCACCTGATGTATATGTATCAGTGTTTGTATTAGCAACAATAAAATGTGTTGCATTTGCTTGGGTTATGTTGTGATATGTTCCGTTGAACGACGAAGGTGTTACACCAGTTACAGTTACGTCCCAGTTATTAGCATAGTTATTATTAGCAACAAACACAACAGCTGTACCGTTACCAGTAGCGCCAGTGATATTAGCAAGAACACCGTTATTCATGAATATCATGTGGTCAGTAACTGCAAGTGTCCTGGCAGATACTGTAAATGTATTTCCCGAAACTGTTAAGTTACCTCCAATAGTGACAGCACCACTGAAGTCCCCAGTATTTGCAAATAAATTCCATCTATTAGATAATGATCCTAAAGAGTAAGTATTAGACGCTGGGGTGATTGACGTCGCATTAGCTATAAATGCTGTTGTTGTAAAGGAAGTGGCGTTGATACTATTAGCCAATATTGTAGTTACAACTACTGATGTTGAGTTCACAACAGAGTTGACTGTTGAATTACCAACACTGATATTAGTTGTGCTAATATTAATATTAGCTCCAACATTGATTGCTGTTGTTATATTAGCAGTTGAAGGTAATCTAGCTGTGTCTAGTGTGCCTGATGTAATATTATTGGCATTCGATGAATATAATCTCAAATCAGCTGCACTATTACCACCGACGTATGAAGCATTATTTACACTCAACGCACTAGCATATATTGCATCTACGAACAAACCAGAAGAGTTAGCAATCAGACCCGTATTTGCATTGACAGATATTGTACCTGTCGATGTTATTGGACCACCGGTTAAACCGTTACCAGTATCAACTTGTGTTACAGTACCATTTCCACCACCACCAGCCCAGTAAGGAGCTCCAGTTGATCCGTTAGATATAAGAAATTGACCAGCTGTTCCTGTTGATCCATTTGCTGTCAATGGGGTGGTAACAACTAGAGCTGTTGTATTAACAATGAATGATGTACCGACAGTTAAAAGAGCACTGTTAACAGATGTTGATATATTAGCGTAACCAGTTCCAATAATAGCTGTACTATTAGCAATAAAATTAGATCCAACAGTATGGCTAGCAGCGTTAGCAGTATTAGAAACATTTTGATTAGTGAGATTAGCACCGACTTCAAACTGAACGGTTCCGTTAGACGAAAACATCTTACCATCGGTAAGATTGAGCGCTAGCTCACCAGTATCAATGTATTGGGTATTTGCAGGATCGGAGGTATTAGGCGTACGACCGGATACAGTCGTACGTTTGACTTGAAATAAATTAGCCATCTGGCCCCTTCAGAACTCTATTTAGAGTCAAAAAGAATTATCAGAATTTTCCGATTTCTTCTTGGTTGTTTTTTCTATCTTAGTATTTAGCTTGGATAAATCATCAGCTAGCTGGGCTGCTTTAGCCTCGGCTAGCTGAAGTCTTGCTTCTAGTATAATTTGTTTTGCTACTAAATCTTCAATCCAGGACTTTTGTTTTGCAATATAGACATTAACGAAATCAACTTCCACTAGAATGTTCCTCCATCAAGAGTAGCGTATACAAGTGCTGTACCATTAGACTGCAACACTCTTCCTGCAGCACCAATTGATAACTTTCTAAATCCATTTGTCGTGTTAGCAACAAGAATATCTTCTGCTGTATAACTGTTAAGACCAGTACCACCACTGTTACCTGATAGAGCTGTGGTAAGGTTTAAAGAGTTTGCAGTGATAGTTACAGCAATAGTTGAGTTAGCTGAGAGTGCAACAGCAGTACTATTAGTTACAAGACCACCAGAAACTAAGAAGGAAGAAAGCGAAGCTCTTCTGAATGATGCATGAGCCGTATTGATTACACTACCTGGATCCGGTGTATAGTTGTCAAATAAATAGTATACATCATCAGTAGCATCACGTATAAAACCAGTATGTCTATCAGTTGCACCATCATTATAATGGCCTACAAAACCAATGTCAACTAGATCAGATGCATTATTTGTTCCCAACTGAATTATTGGATCGGAAACAAGTAACGAACTTACATTAATTGTTGTTACGTTACCAGAAACAACTAAGTTTCCAGAAATCTGAACATTGCCGTCAAAGTAACCAGAGTGAGAATGAACATTGGCTGCATGTATTTCATTCCATCTGATTGTATTATTACCAATATTATACGTTGCATTGGCGTTAGGCATGATATCAGTATTAACAAGAGCTTTAATAGTGATAACATCGGTGGTATTACTACCCAATACAGTATTACCATTAACTGTTAGATCTTGAAATGTTACTGCACCAGTCGTTGAAATATCTTGACCTACATGAACACCAGTAGCATTAACTACAACACCAGTACCTGCATTAACAAATACACCTGTAGAATTTGAAACGATACCGTTACCGGCAACTACTGCAATTGTAGGAGCTGATCCTTCTGAGGACCCGCTACCAGAAATACCGTTACCAGCTGTAATTGTTGCTACGTAGTTACCAGTTGTTTTTGTTCCCAGTGCAATACCATCATCTTTAACTCTGAGAGCGCCACCAGAAATTTCAATTGTTGAGCTATCTACATTAGCGAATACACCAGTTGAGTTTGCAACAATACCACCACCAGCAACGACTGCTACGGTTGGAGTAGATCCTTCTGAAGTACCATTGCCAGACAAACCATTACCTGCTGTAATTGTTGCAACATAGTTACCTGTAGTATCTGTGCCAAGTGCAATAGCATCTGCAGCAATAGTTGCTACACCGTTCGCATCGATTGTAATATCACCAGATACAGATACGTTTCTGAATACACCGGTTGAGTTTGCAACAAGGATCTGTGCACCAGTGACACCGGATGTCTCAACATCAGATAAATCACTCAGTGAAGTAGCAGGATTACCCCAGTACAAACCACCTGTTGAATTTGCTAAAAGTGCCTGAGCGTTACCAGAAGATCCATTTGCATAAATTTTAGTAGGTACAAGATTAGCAACTCTGATCTCGTCCAAATACCCGGTACCATTAGCAACAAGTGCTTGATTAGCTGTAAGAGTACCAGGATATCTTCTACCACCAATAGGACGAACATACTGCCCATCACCAATGAATAGTACCTCACCATTAGACGTATACGCTAATTCACCGTCTTCCAGTGTTGCTGGCACCGCCGTCAGGGCGGAACGCTTAATTTGAATAAGATTAGACATCTTTTACCTTTTTTATAATTATTATGCTAGAACGAACCGCCGTTTACGTTTGGAGTCTTTAATATATATTTATCACTATTGGCATCGTACACCAAAGTTGCTCCATCGACTAGTTCTTGCTCAACAACATCAAAAAGTTGATCCAATCTTGGTTTTGTTACTAGGGAAAGCGGGGAAACAGATACTAACTGTTGGCCTACAGTGGTTACAGACGCCTTAATTGTTCCACCGCCTGGTGTTACTAGTTGTGCTTTTATGACTGACATTTGGTTACCTCGTTACGCCAGGGGTTACTGTTACGATACCTTCTACAATTCTTGTCACTACATTCGCTGAACTTGTTATTTCAACATCGTAAACATACCTACCGGGCTCAATATTAGCAGTTTGATTTGCTGTTAACTGTAAGCCAACTGTACCACTCATTCCACCAAGAGATACTGAAAATGATCTAGAGTTAGATGATGAGTAAGTTTTTCTCATCTGAGATGCACCGGTATAACCGGTTAGATTAATGGCACCACCATCCACATCAGTCAATGCAATTGATGTATTAAAGTTAGTGCCTTGATCTATAATTAAATTAGCCTTTGTTGCCATTTTTTAACTCTTCTATTTCTTGTTTTAGTTCTACAATAGCAGCAAATGCAAGAGCCGATAACTTCTCATAATCTACTGCAAGAGTGCCATCCGTTCTCGTTCTTACTGCAAGTGGGAATGCTTTTTCTACATCCTGAGCAATGACACCAAAGTCATTCTTAACAACAAAGTATCCATCTTCACCACCACGTTCATCAATATAATCCTGAGTCCAGCTAAATGTCTTACCACCAATCTGTGATACAATATCAACTGCACCCTTAATATCTTCAACATTCTCTTTGAATTTTATGTCCGAAGGTGCAAACGCTGTAATATTATTTAGAGCTCTAATTTCACCGGAAGTACCCAATGTTGCACCACCAACTGATAGTGACTTAATTGATGTGTTAGCGTTTGTTGCTAGGATCTGCTCTCTACCAATCGCTGTGACTACTGTTGAGTTTGCAATACGTAACTCTTCAAAAGTAACATAAGAGTTAACAGTAGTGGTACCTAATCTTACACCTGAGGTGAAATCAATATTACCAATATGAGTTGCATTAGCTGAATAGTAACCTGTTGCGTTAGCTACACCAGTACTGTACATACCTGTTGCATTGGCTAAGAATGTTGTATGGTTCTTAATTGATGATGATGTGATTACAGTATTAACTGAGCTATTACCAAGTCGTATAGCATTAGTATCCATACTTGCACCATTGGTGGCTGCAATAGCAGATACTGTAAATGATGTGGATGTATTAACAGCACCAACTACTTGCAACGCACCACTCAAATAGTTCCGTACCTCATTATTACAGAAAATACCAAATCTATTTGTTACTCTTGTGTTATTGGTTGGGTAATCACCATATAACAAGTAGCCATTGGTTACTGTCATTGACGCACCTGGTTCAATAGTACTATGATAACCAAATGCATTACCGATATTACCAGTACTTGAACCTACAATCAGTGACTTGCTGCCATACGCTACGTTAATTATACCAGTACTAACTGCTCCAACTGCTGTGTACGTACCATATGCAGCATCAACAGTATTAGCTGCTGTACCACCAGCTTGGTTATATGCAGAGAAATAACCACCAAACGCCGTTGTTGTTCTCGCATTTGCACCAACCGTATTTGCATTGAAGACCTGACCTATGGAACCATAGTGTGTTGAATTAAGGTTTGCACCAGCAGAATTTCTATTCTGCGAGTTATTGAAAGCCTGATCATACCCACCCACAACGTATCGAGCAGCTGCGTGAGCTACGTTGGAATTATGAACAATAGTCCAATTTCCACCCCAGTCATTGTCTGTTGTATATGCTTTAATGATATTCAATGCATATGTCGATGGCGTAGAGTTACCAATACCAACTGCACCAGATGTCGTATTACCAATAATCAACGTGGTAGCATTTGCGGTAATATTACCAAGTGCAATATTCAATCCATTTGCATTTAAGTTACCAGTTGCGTTTGCATAACCGGCAATTGTTGTGTTGCCTGCACCTAAAGCACCATTGAATGTCAATGCACCAGTAACGGTTACAGCGTTACTGAAGGTAGCAGCACCTGTTACAGCTAATGTATTTGAGAATGTTGCAGCACCTGTTAAATTCAAAGTATTGCTAAATGTGACCGCACGTGTTACAGATAACGTGCTACCAAATGTAACAGCACCAGTTGCAGATAACGTGTTACTAAATGTAACAGCACCGGTTGCAGATAGCGTGTTGCTAAATGTAGCTACATTGTTAAATGTAGCTACTCCGGTTATCAATGAGTTACCTGATACAATCAGGTTACCTGAAATATTTGTGTATGTGTTGACCGTAAGATGTGCACCAATACTCAATAGTCCAGTTACATTAGCAGATCCAGTTACTTGTAATGCCACTGTAGGAGCAGTATTATTGATACCAACTCTATTATTAACAGCATCAACAAAGAATGTACCAGCGTCGATGTTTACATTACCAGCCAAAGTATGTGATGTACCACTGATAGTCACATTACCACCAAGAGTTACATTGTTAGCTAATGTAGTGTTACCAACAACATTCAACATACCAGACAGGTAGTTGTTTGATTCACCCTGCATGTAGATACCAAACTTATTAGTTGTGTTTGAACCGGTGTGTGAACCAAAGTATAGATAACCCGTTGTAATTGTGCCTAATGTATTACTTTCAACTGTTGAAGAAACACCATACGCTGTTGATATGTTACCTGTGACGGTTGAGTTAGCAACTTGAACTAAAGAATTCAAACCAGTTGCAGTAGAAATTACACCTCTACCCCATGATCTTGCTACAGCAGTTACAGCGGCTGCGCTGCTAACAGTATTAGCAGTCGTACCACCTGCAGCATTTCTAGATTCAAAGTATCCAGCACCTAACAAGGTCAATCTTGAGTTCTCAGTACCCATCTCAGTATTAGCATTTTTTGCTATTACTACTGTACCGTACAAATCATTACCAGGATTACCGTTTGTTGAGTTAGCACTCAAAGTATTTGCAAAAGCCTGGATATATTGTGAGTAGTGCTGTCTTGCAGCAGTCATTGTTGCATTGTTGTATACTGTACTGATCGATGAGCCGTAGCTAGTTGCATCAGATGCGTATGTCTTGTAGATTGATAATCCTGTGTTAGTTAGGAATGTTGTGTTACCAATCGTGATCACGCCAGATATATTATTACCAATCTTCAACGTTGTTGAGTTAGCAGTCATGTTACCAAGAGCAATTATAACTTGATTGGCGTATACATTTGTTGTCGAGGTAATGTCGGAATTAAAAACAATAGGTAAATTGAATGTAACACCGTTAGAGAATGTTACGTTACCCGTAACCGATAAGGTATTACTTAATGTTGTAGCACCAGCAACAGATAATGTGTTACTTAATGTGACACCACCAGTTACAGCCAATGTATTGGTAAATGCAGATGCACCAGCTACAGATAAGGTATTACCAAAAGTTACTTGACCTGTGTACTGTGTAGTACCAGTAAATGCTGTAGTACCACCAATTGAGAGTGAACCACCAATTGTAGTGTTACCAGCAATTATGAGGTTGTTACCAATAGCAGTTAGACCTGTTACACCGAGTCCACCTCTTACTGTTAGTAGTTTAGGAGTAATAAAATGACCAGGTTGAGCTGTTGCAGCAATTGATGATAGATTGATTGCTGTACCACCAGGAGTAGCTGCTAGCTGAATATGTGATGCATTAGCTGTGATTATATAATAATCAGTATTATTAGCAAGACCACCAATAACAGTGTTACCTGTTCCTACTGAGTATGTTACAATATCATTGTTGGAGATATTAGTAGTATCACCAGCAGATATAAATCCTTTTATGGAGCTGTTACCAACCAGTACTGATGATGCATTACCAGAGAATGTAAGTGTAGTAGTATTGGATACTAATAACCGGTTAACAAACGAGATACCACCATTAACTCTTAGGCTACTATTAGCTACAACTGCACCGTTTACTGTTAACGTACTATTTGCTGTTATAGGAGGTGCTAAAATTACAGATGCGGCTCCAGATGTAACTTCGAAGTTACCCAAACTCTTTAGCCCACCATTAAAGAACACTTGACTATTACGGAAGTTGATAGCTGTGCTTGTTACGTCAAAATCACCAACAGTACTGACGAGCCCCTGGGTCGTTATACTTGCTGCATTTATATTATTAGCAAAATTAGCAGTTCTATTGACTTGTAAAGTTAACAGTGTTGTATTGGATGCAGCAGCCAGTGTACCTCTCACCTGAGCGCCTGGAGCCACTAGGAAATGACCTGGCTGTGAGCTGGTAGGTACTGATGTTAGGTTTACAGCTGCATTGGATGATGCATTGACCAACTGAATAGCTGTTGAGTTGGTAGTCAGTATATAATAAGCTGCACCATTAGTTAAACCACCAATAGCTGTGTTTCCTGTATTTGCAATATATGTAACTAGATCATTATTAGAATATGAACCAGTTCTTGCACCCATCAGCAAGAAACCATTAGCAGTGCTATTACCAATTAGCACTGTTGTTGTATTACCATTGAATGTCTGTGCACCACCACCAGAAGAAACACCTGAACTGCCACCACCAATTGAGCCTGTAACAACAACATTACCTGCAATAATTAAATCTCCACCAACTTGTAGGTTCGCTCCCACGTTAGCCATACCGGAAATCTTAGCATCACCAGCAACTTCCAAAGCTACTGATGGTGATGCAGTATTAACACCTAATCTATTTGTTGATGCGTCTAGTACAAAACTACCCGAGTCAAAAATAACGTTTCCAGCAACAGAAAGAGTACTGCCAAGAGATACTGCACCGACAATATTAGCTGTGTTACTGAATGTAACATTGCCTACTACTGCTAAAGTGTTACTCAATACAACATTACCAGTTACTGCTAGCGTATTACTAAATGTAACATTACCAACAGCTGATACACTATTACTGAATGCTACACCACCAGTATACTGAACAGTGCCTGTGAAAGCTGTGTTACCTGCAACAGTAAGCACACCACCAACTGTTGTGTTACCTGTTATGTTTGCTTGACCTGTAACGTGCAGAGCAACGCCAGGAGCCGTGTTGTTTATACCAACTCTGTTATTGACGGAATCAACATATAGTGTTCCGGAGTCGATGTTAACATTGCCTCCAACAACATGCGAAGTACCACTAATGGTTACATTACCAGCTATATTTGCTAACCCACTAATAGTAGCGTTACCAGAAGCAGTAATAGATTGCGTACCTATCCCAGTAGTAGTGATTGTTGTATTAACAGTTGAGTTACCAACCGATACATTACTCGTCACAAAGAGAACATTACTTGTAGTTAGTGTACCACCCCTTAGACCAAGGGTACCAGATCCACTTACAACAACACTGTTTGATACAAACGTACCATTAATTACAGCATTACCAGTTGTAATACTACCAGCAGTATTTGCTACAGCAGTAACAGTGTATGTGGAGTATCCATATAACAGAGTGTTGGTTTTATCAACCCAGTTTTGGAATGAATCTGTTACGATATTTACATTAGATGTTTGGATTGCCATTGTTCTCTCTTCGTATTAAAACTGATAACATACTCTTGATATCATCAAGATCGCCTTTTAGGTTATCAATTTGACCTTGCAAATCGTTGTGGTTTTTTTGTTGAGCTCGTTGCTGCTTATAGAGACTGTAGGCCTCCGCATTTGTATTTATTAGTGCGTGATTACTACTATCTCTATTAAAACTACCATCATCAGTTTTTATAATCATACAGACACCGCTAAAGCCCTTATATCTTTAATTTTAGGAATATTCTGAGTATTATCTGACAATAATACAATTTTTATACAAAATATTTTATATGTGCTGTAAGCTGATCTTGATGTATCATAATACTGTACTACGGAGCTATCAGCCCAATACTTGAATGCAGTAAGTGGCTGTGTAACTTTCTCTACGGTTAAACCAGTAGTAGTTGTATTTGAATAAGGACCAGTGTTACTTGTTAACTGTAATGACGTACTATTTGTAACAGCATTTACTACATTAATTTCGTAATCAGTATTTGTATCGGTGTTCACAATTTTGATTAAATCACCAACAACAAGATCAGTATTAAATGTTGTAGAGGATCCTGTTATAGTATTGTTGCTGTTCGTAGCTGCGACACCAGTTAATCTTGTTGCAGGAGGTGTCTTAGGTAATGAATACTCATACTCAAGGTAATCCTCCTCATCTGCTAGATCACTGAATAAACTAGTTTCTGTAGTCTGATCCAATAGAGTCCATTCTTTAGAATCAAACTGACCACCATCATCGTTACTCAATATTTTAGTATAAACTAAAACACTAGTACCCGCAGGCTTGTATGCAGTCACATAAAACTTCATATCCTCTGCATCGAGACCGTCAGCTAGAACAACACGCTTGGATATATATTTCACTTCTGCATTACCATACTTGGTATTTTCATCTGCGCTGGAATTATTAATCCTGTTTTGTAGTAATACAACACTAGCTGGTGTTAGATCTATAACAGGGCTTACTTTATCTGATGTTGATGGTCTACCTAAAGTAGCTGTAATCCGTAAAGATTTATTACCACTATGGTTAGCTATCTCATTACTTCTTGATCTCATTTCCAACTCAACGTCATTTTTATTAGATACTCCAAATCCAATATTTCCTGTACTAAAAGAATTAGAAGTAGTAGCTGCGTTCTGGGACAAATCAATACTTGCTGATGAAGGTGTTAATGTAGATGCATGAACTTCTAGGAAGTTATAAGCATAATCATCTATGGAACTAATCACGGCTGTTGCATCTGATTTAGATCCTACTATAGTTTTTGTTGCCTGGAACAAAAAGGAAGCATTAGCTGCTGTTGAGCTATCAATAACGATTGTGTCATCATTACCAATCTCAGCTACACGGCCAGTTACAGCTTTCTGTATATTTAAATATGTAGTAGAACCATCAGCTAATCGTTCAGGCCAGTCTTTTAGTAACAGAAGTGATGATGTCACCCCAAGTACCATATTAACCTGAAAATGTTCTGTAACTCCGTGATGAGCCACACCAGACGCCGCTGTTGCTAAAGGAGCATCTATAGTGAGTTGAGTAGTGTTTGCAATAGCAGTTACTTCACGGACACTATTACCAATAAGTAAATAATCACCTACACTATACTCGGTTGTGAAACTTGTTCCAGAACCAGTGATTGTTGTAGGTGCACTATTTGATACGGTGCCGGTCTTTAAGACCTTATCAGTACCATATACCATTAGCACATTTTCACCACGAGTCAGCAATGCCGTCAGTGATGATGATGTGACTACAAATGGCGATGATACGTTACTTGTTAGATTAGCAGATGTAATGAATGTATTAGACTTCTGAGCAATCAACTCACCACCTTCAAAACTACCTTCAGTATTTGATAAAGTAAAGAACTCATAGTTTTTATTCTCCAGCACTATAGTTCCGGATGAAGGTGTAAATTTAGCGTAGTATAAATTAAATTTAAGATCCTCTGTTTGTACTGGGGTCCATACTTTATCATTCGATGAAATAAACAATACTCCAACACCAAAGTCACCATTATCAATCTTGTTACTAGATACATCTGGCTGACCTGGTACTGCAGTCCATACAGCGTAATCAGGTGAGTTTTGATCTGGGAGAATTGCAATACAGTAGTCTATGTTATTTCTAATAAACACAGGGGTATCTAAAACAACAGTAGTTGCTACTTGTCCCGTATTGCTTACATTTACATCGTCAGCAGAAATAAACTTGTTAGAAAGGATTATAGGGGTAGGTACACCATTTAGAGTTTCACGGATTTGAACTGCTATACCAGCGGTCGTACTTTTACTCTTAAAGAATAAGTCTAACTTGGTTATATAACACCCATCACCGCTATCATTGAAGTTTAAATTAAAGGTCTGTGCAAGAGGGTCCCATCTTATAACACGCTGTGTTGTAGTTGTCGTTACATCAATAGTTGTCTGGTATACAGCTGGAAATGATGCAGGGGCTTTGGTAATCATCGAGAGATTTGTCATCTCTTTCTTGAAGTTGTAAGCATTGTAAGGGGCAGTTACCCTTGATACTGCGCTATCTGAACTTTCATAACTATCTGTATCAACAATTAAAACTTCACGCTGACCAACGTTGAATGTGTTTCCTGGTATAAAGAATGCACCAGCTAATCCACCTGTACTATTAGCAACTAGGTTAGCACCAACTGGTCCTATGAATGAGAAATTGGTACTCTGAGATAATCCCTCTGTACCCCCATTGAGATCGGCCATACTAACAACCTGAGCAGGTCTACTTTGGAGTGGTTTTCCATCAAAGAATACATAGTGTCTTGCACCAGGTCTGAGTCCAATAACAACAAACTCAACTTGTTGTTCTCTAATAAATGGATTGAAGTCAAACTGGGATACAAAATCTCCAATATCCTCCTTTGTTTGAACAGTCTTACCAGGAACAATTGATCCAGTTGTTGTTGCGGTAGTAGTTGTTGTTTTCTGTTCTTGTACAGCAAAATTTTTACCTTGTGCTGTCGTCACGAAATCTGAAGTATTGACAGTTATTGTTTTACCTGTTCCTTTGAGAGTAAAGTTATCATTTATAGAATTAACAATAGCGTTAAATTGCTTTGAAAAGTCGATAGTGAAGGAGGTTGCTTTTGTTGTTAAGTCATAGTAGTTATCATACTCCGGGAATAATCTCATAGTACCACGATAAGCCCAAGCAAGAGTTGCTACCGTTCTTGATTTTGTTGCGAGCGGTTGTGTTAACGCTAACTCATCGGTGTAGCTCAGCATCGCATAGTCACCTTTTCTCACAAAACTCGTCGATGATGCTGTGTTTATTGATAAGTCAATCTTTTTCTGAGTATTCGGAGGTCTACCATATGATTTATCAGTATCAATTAAAAAATCAAACTCAGGATCATCAGGATTTGCAATATCATAATTATTCATTGGATCTACAAAGAATCCATTCTTAAACCTTGAAACTGCAGTATTAGCTTCACTAGGTATTACTATATCTTTTGTATTCTTTTCTAACGTGTTAAGAAGAGAATAATATTCAAGACTTGATAGACGTTCCTCTATCTGTCTTATGTCCTTCATTGTATAACGCTTCACCTGATCGGTTTTTACTAATGTGGCATACTCAGGGCGCTGAGATGCCGTAGCTACCTTTGGAGATAGGGAAGGAAACGGGGGTATTATCAATGTACCTAGCGACATTGATTTACTTGGTACTACGCTAGGAACTGGGCTAGCATTTGGTAAACCTTCTTTGATATAGAAGTTACTATTTCTATCAACAATAATACGATCAGCACGGGGCATAAAATATGTGATATCTGCTTCAAATACTTCGTTAGGAGCAGGAAAATACACTGATCCAGTTATTGTATGAGTATTTGCAGGATCAATAGAAGCAGTTGCCACTGTCACTGCACCGGTATTAGCAGTGGCAGCTACAACAGGTCTAAAATCAACTACATCTCTTAAACTTGATACAGAACCTGTTTTGGGAGATAGGAAGTTAGGTATATCATATGTTCTAATTTTATTAGCAGGTAGTGTTGCAGTAGTATCATCCACAGGATATGAGTTTGTGCTTATATAATAACCAGAACCATGTGTGAATAAATCAACACGTACTAACAAACAGTTGCTATTTGTTATAGAGATAGCGCTACCAGGCTTGAGCTTTAGTTGGGATAAGCCGTATATATTATCTGTCTGTCCATCAACTAATTGGAAGCTCGAAGCATAATTTGTTGAAGTATTAGAGTATGTGTTACTTGTCCCAACGTAAACAGCCTTGAGATTAAATACGTCAGGAATACCAAGTGACCATGGTCCTCTATTGTTGGCTGTAATACTGGTTGTAGATAGTTTAATATAAACATCTTTAACAACTGTCTTAGCTTTGTGGATAATATTTGATCCTGGAGATACCTTGACATTGTGGACAACAGACACAGCTGCACTTGCAGCTATTCCAGTACCCAAACTAATGGTTGCTGTGTTACCCTGAGCACCAATCGTGATAGAAGCACCTGCCCTATCCAGTCTAACAGGAATGTTAGCTGGGTAAGCTAAAGATATATTACCCGATGCTGTAATAGCACTACTCAAAGTCATATTAGTAGCGTTAGTAATTGATGTTACACGCACAATAGTTGTATTAGTTGAGAATTGAATATAATCACCAACCTCTAGAGCTGTTGCAAACGATGTTCCAGTTCCAGTTGTTACATTTCCAGATACTGTTGCAGATCCAGCAAGATTTACTGTACTAACAGCATTGACTGTTGGAATTACAATGAAGTCTTGCTCTTGGACTGTATTGAGGGTGCTGCCAGCTGTATAAGGGAAATAGTCGTACGTTCCAGATAACTGGATAGTGGTATTTCCACCGGTGCTAAACGAATTAGCCGTAACAGTTCTATAAATAAAGTCAGCATTGGATATAGCACTCACTGCGGTATAACCAGTTTGGAATACCATGGTATCATATGTAGTATCATTCAACGATACTCTTGACAAAGCTTGGAAGAATAAGTCAGCAACCGCACCGGTCTTCTGGATACTTCTCACACTTGAGAATCTATAACTTGCTGACATTACTATATCAAATAAGTATAATCTATACTGACAACCTGGAGTACCAACAGTACCAGAATGATATTCTATTGATCTAATCTTAGCTGTACCAATAATTGATCCAGGAGATGTTGATGATCCACCTATATTATCAGTAACATCCGTAGCAGCAGTATTTCTTAAATTTACTGTATCTCCATTTACGAACCCAAACACACCATGCACCTGTGAAACTAAAGCATAGTTACCATAGTTAGTAACGATTGATTGTTGTATGCCTGTTCTCGTATCAGTACCCTGACGAACATTTAATCTAATTGCATCATTTAGTTCTACTCTTTGACCATCTACGTAACCGACACCAGCGCTTATCACAGCCTTCAAATGTGTAGTATTACCAGTGATCTCTTCAGTATTGATAGTAAACGGCATTACAACATAATCACCACTCTCCTCAGCGGTGCGCTGTGCTAACTTCTTATCAATAGAATTAAACTCTGTTTCTGTTCTTCTCTTCGATACATTACCATTCTCAAACTCAATTAACTTAAAGAACTCTGTATTAGCAGCTGCATCTACCTTTGATAACACTTGCAGAGTTGGTGTTAATTTAAGTCTGTTAGCACCTGGTGCAGTGTAATTTGAATATCCCTGAGCATTATCAAGAAGTGTTGAATCTAAAGAATTATTTACTATTGATTCTTCTGTATAGAAACCTAATACAACATTATTTGGTGTCCTACTAAAGTTATCAACTATAATTGTTTGTTGATCTACTCTGACGAAATGACCTTTTTGGTAGATAATACCATCACTAATAGTAACAGCAGTGCCAGTACCAACAGGGTTAGTAGATGTACTTGTACCTGTTGTATTACTATTTGCTGAGAATGATCCATTACATACAGTAACTTGTGCTTCATAGTTAATAGCAAGTAAGTTAGCACTTGATCCAGTTGATGTATTAACAGTTATTGTAGGGGTAGTTATGTAGCCATTACCGAATGCAGAGAAAGTAATTGCTTTGATTGTTCCGTTGGAATATGTTGTGACATTTGCTTCAGCACCCGTACCACTTCCTCCAGTAAAAATAAGGAAGTCCGAGTTATCGTATAAAGTACCACCGTTAGTTATGGTGACACCAGTTAAACGGTAATCCTGATTGTATAGTGTTATTGTTTCGTTATTTGCAAAAGCTTTTTTCTGATTTGAACCAGTATTCAAATACTTGACAAATAGTAGATTTGTAACGGGATCTTGAGATTCAAGACCATTAACTGCATTAACCACAATAGCCTGTAAGTTAGAAGATGTATCTACAGCATAAAGATTAGCGTAATCAGAAGGTAGTGCTGGAAGACCATCAACTTTTAAATCATTAATCTTAATATAGGTGTAATTATAATCATACGAAAAGGTACAACCCTTAATGATTGTACCTTGCTTGTAGATATTGTCGCCAAAACGCTCGACCTGATTTTGAAGGATCGTCTGGAGCTGAGTTAACTCTCTAGCCTGGATAGGCACAGCCGGTCTGAAAAGAATTCTATGAAAGTTTTTATCTTCACTGTAATCATCGAAGTAAGGTGTTACATTAAAGTTTGTGTCGAGTGATGCCATTTAATCCTCTGTTAAAAATCAAGTACTAATTTGATTGTTTCTGTTTGCCCAGCAGTTTTGGTAATTGGAGAGAAGTTTTCAAGATATAAAATATTACCCGATCCATCTATAATATCCGGTCCAGCAGTATTTGTAACAAGGAATCGCGCATCCGACTCGTCACCCAACACGAAACGACTTGTATCTGGATCCGTGATACTGATAATTCCTTTTTTATTTACAACTCTTAAAACAGTATTGTTTGAACTGTAGTAATATCCATTACCGCCGTTTGCTTGAGTAATCAATTCATCCTCAGCAAAATTCTGTGCTGTCTGTAAAGAACCGGTTAATCTTACAGTTTGATCAAAGTAAGTACCTGGTTGAGATACGGAGTCAACAACAGCTGTATATCCTGACGCTTCACCTGTAACTAATCCCAGCGTACTATTTCCCTGCTGGAAAAACCCATGAACATTTGCTAGGACTAGCTGACCAGCGCTGAATGATACAACCGTACCATTCGCCACAGCTTGTTTATTTGTATTTAGCGTCGCAATTCCAGTTGCTGTTTCACCAATCAAATTATGTCCAGTCTGAGTAAGACCTTTTGTAAGATTTATTGCTGTCCCGTTAAGGGTGGAAGATAACTTTATACCTGTTGAATTTGCTTGTACAACATAATATGATGTGTTATTGGCTAATCCACTGATGACGGTATTACCAGTAGATGTACGATAAGTTACTATACTATTATTTTGGAATACATTGTTTGCAAGCGTAATGAACTCATCAGTATCATTGACATTAGTATTGGCGTTAAATGTGATAGCAGTAGGAGGACCAAAAGTTATAGTTGGTAACAGATATCCTGACCCACTATCAGTAACTCTTACAGAAGCAATTTTACCAGTAGAGTTAGCTATACCAAAAGCAGTTGCAAGGTTACTACTTACGCCACCAATGACAATGGCTGCGTTTGAAGTATATCCAGAACCTGGATTTACAACAACTACTTCAGAGATGGGAGAACCAAGATACTGAGTAATAGTCTCTCCTGTTTCAAAACCACCAGAGTTATTACTGATTGATAGATCAGCTCTCGTAAAGTTTGGATCACTAAGAATACCTACAACTCTAAAGTCATTCTCATCTATAATCTTACCATCAGATGCTCCACTATCAAATTTAGCACTTACACATATAGAATGACATCCTAACTCTGCAGCTGCGTTGCTACCATGACCACCTCTAGGACTAATAATCACAGTTGCCGCAGCACCGCCATCCAATCCACCTGTATTGCCACTAAATGTTACGCTAGCGTATGTATAGAATTCACCTCTATCCGTAATTTCAATTGAGTGTATTCCCTTAGTTGTAGTATTTACAACTGCACGCGCAAGAGCTCCGGATCCATCTCCTGTAATAGTAACAAGTGGAGATATCACATATGATGAATCCGTTGTTGGCTCCACATCGAATTGTGTTTCTACTGTCACAACTCTTACTGTACCTGATACAGTATATCCAGTAATCTTTCTTTGTTGACCAGCTCCCACTCCAGCAGTTATCTTCAGTGCACTCATATTATAAAAGTTAGCGTTTGAAGAAGCTGTGGAAGGATCTATTGAAAAGGATCTTGGATTACCAAAAGTTGCAATCTCTTGGAAAGTTCCACTAGAGGTGGCAATGTAGTTATTTCCTGAGCTAGTAATCTCAATATTCTCTATACCACCATTGACAGCGTTGGCTACAACATTAGCATCTGGATATACTGGAATAAAATCAGCAGTTGCAAACTTATCAAAATTTGCTGGAGTGATAGAATACATATACTTCCACTGATAACCATCAGCTGAGAAATAAAAGTCATCTCCTGCCGATGTCTCAGTCAAACTTGGAGCTATAGTTGAACTGGCTCCTTTATTATTATCAAGACACTTAAAGACATTGTAAGCAGAACCTTCATCAACAACAACATAGAACGCCTTATCTTTTAGATTAGTGGCAGTGTGAGTATACTTAGTATATACTGTGCCAGTCACCCAATCGTATCTAGGAACAACTCTAATAACGTCGTTTGCAGTAACGCGTCGTCCGTATAACATATTATCATAACTATCAACCAATACTGTTTGAGTATTATCCTGAATCTCAGGTGGGTTGTTGTCATCACTAAAAGGAAGAGGTGCACCTATAAAACAGTAGTAGATGTTGAAGTTTTCTTCTGTGAAAGATTCTATGAAGTGCTCGATACTGAACAACCTCATGTTATTTGTAATTAGTAAGCTCATGTTTCTATAGTTACACCGGTAGTTGTAATAGACAAGTTAGCAGTGGTTGTTTTAATCATTGATCCAAACAACTTAGTTCCTGCCATGTGAGTTAGTTTTTTGAGGGTGTCTCTGTACAGTTCAAGAGGCAGAGCTGATTTTACCTGATACGAATAGAATTGGTAGAAATCACCATCATGGATGTATTTATCGCTGTTTAAAAAGCCTCTTGTAGATTTAAAGTATCCCTCACCAACACCCTGATTAATTAGGTTAACAGTAGCTTCTGCAACTATTTCTGTTGTTTCTTTTCTAATTATAACAATCTCATCTTGCTCGTATGCAAGACCGGAATTGACAATTGTTATGTCTGTTATTGCACCAGTTGCTACACCTGCGTAAGCATTTACAATACCGTTATTACCAACGAATAGTGTGTTAGCATCGTTAACAATAAATCTAGCGTTAGCTGATGCACCTGATATTTGTCCACCAAACCTGACACCTTCTTTGAAAGTAGCGCTAAGTGTGATAGGTCGTATAGTCATGAAAGTACTGTCAGCGTTAATAATACTACCACGTGCAATCTTCAAAAAGGTATTTGAAATTGCAGTGTTTACGAAGTAGAACAAATCAGAAGGAATGTTTCTTACGGCGTTGTTGACCTTGAATAGAGTATTGGAACCTGTGATTAGTACTGAGTTAGAAGAAAGTGTTAGTACTGTGTTATTTGTGATACTTGATACTCTATATACAGCACCGTTTCCAGAGAACTTGATGAAGTCATTAGCTGCAACTTCTGTTGTGAAAGACGTACCAGTACCATTGACTTGTGGGCTTGTGAGGTTAGATGTTACAGTTCCTGTTAGAACAGTACTAAGAGTGGAGTTAACAAAAGGTACATTAGTTTCTACTCTAACAAAGGATGTATTTGACTGAACAATATTTGCGTATATATCACCAGATCCAGTATTCTGTACCATTATCTCAAAAGCCGATGGTGCCAATACTGATCCAGTAATCCTCATATCAAAACAGTTAGAAGATACTTCCTGAGTTACATCCTCAGCTGCAACAAAGGTTCCATTCTGAGTATCAATTTGGATACGTTGATCGCGGAGCTCATACTTGTATGTGAATGGGTCTCTTAGCAAAACAAAAGGATTGATGTTATAATTAGAACCAGGGTTAATTCCTGTGATGGATTTAATAAAACCAATCTCATAAGGCACTCTTGTTAAAGCATATATGATGATGGTAGATATATTTGCTGTTGGTAATTTAGGAAGACCAAAAGATGTAGAATTCAATGATACATTAAGGTAATCAGCAATTAAGTCTGTATTAATAACAATAGAGTCTTCTGTCTCTATCGGACCAATCTCGTATCCAGCACCGGAACCCCTACCAACAGTTGATACATTTGCAGTCACTCCAGATACAGACCCATAGAGATAGTTATATCCATTTGCAGAGAATGAATTAACGTTGCTATAGACACCCAATCTTGTATTAGTTGATCCTAGCACAGAAGCAGTGGCCGATACGTTTGTAACCAGCGTTATGACTGCATTAGTATCAACTATACTTGTTGCACCTGTAAAACTACCTGACTCAACAATAACCATAACACTACCATTAGCTAAAGAAGCATCATTAGCAAAAACATCTGGACCGTTTGTGGTCAATGTAAGTGTACTATCATTTTGAACAGTACTAACTTGGAAAGTGGCTGTACAAGCTTGAAATTTAATAAAATTATTGTTGGCTATCTCACCTGTAAACGATGTCTGTAAACCCGTTACTACATTGGATGTTGAGTTAGCAGATAATCTTCCAGTAATCGTCTTTTGTGTTTTACCAAGTACTCTACCGGTTGCAACATTGGCAGTAGAGTTAGCACCAACAACTAATCCACCAAACGCAAAGTTAACAGACGAGTTATTGAAAGCTATGTTAGACATTGGCTGAATAACCGTCTCGAACTCATAGAAGTCTCTGATATCTGAGTTGGCAGATGCTTTATTTTCAATACCTAGTGTTAGATTAGCAGTAGTTGTTTGAGTATTTGAACCATAACAGGTTCCACCATACAACAAAGTAAATCTGACCTTGCCAGAGGCAATTTCCGTACCGTCAATTCGTGCCTTACCCAATTTACCTTTTCTATTAGATATTACATCAACAATATCACCTATCTCAAAATCTTGACCCTGGTTAATAATATCAACACTAGTCATTGATCCAATAACAAACGGACAATCAGATAAGTTACCATCACTTGATATGATTTCATTAAACAGGAAATTACCTTTGACTGCTGAGAGATATAATATATCGAAGAATCTTCCGGAAACAGATCGTCTACCAACACTCTCTACAAATGCTGTGGCACCGGAAGTAGATCCAGTAATAAACTGATTGAGGAAACTACTTGTTTTAGATGATAGTGAAACTTCAAGATAAACAGGAACATAATACTCACCATCTGATGCTTTGATAACATCTTTACCTGGTAGGTATATCTCAGCGTCTGAAGCTCCATATATCTCTTTAAGCGCTAGCTTCGTGCCTTGCTCAGTTCCTTTGGATGTGAAGAAATCAGAGGAGAACTTAATATTTGATTTGGTACGCTCTTCATAGAATGGAGATGATGTAAGATACTTGTTTTTATAAAATACAAGGAACTCATCAAGAG